CGCCGTTATTGTCGCCCCGGTCACCGCCTTCACCGCATCCGGGTCGATCGAGAGCCTGATCTGACCATCGGCCCCCATGGTGGTGATGATACCTTTCGCCGCATTATCCGCCTTGATGCGCTCGAAATTCTGCGCCGCGGCGGTCGGACCCGCGATTCGGAGATCCTGCTCGGCTTTGAAATACGTCTGAGCTAGTGCGTAGGGCAGCTTGGCCGCCTCGATCGGACCCACCCCGGCGATTTCGACTTGCTTATTGAAAAGCGTCTGCGCCTGTTCGAACGGCTGGGCGGCGCTCTTCTCAGCGATTGTCTGTTGCGCCTTATAAGCCGGGCTGCCTTTGAACACTTCCAGAAGCGGGCTGAGCGCGTCCGGCAGCCCGGCCCCTTTTACCAAACCCGCGGCTACGGCGAGATTTCTGGCGTAGGCATCAAAAGCCGGGTTCACCCGCGGCAGTGCGGCGGCGGCGGGCATGCCAGGCGTCGACAGCAGACCCGGTCCCGGCGCGGCGGGCGCGGCTGCGGCGGGAGCCGGTGCCGCCAGCGGGCCTTGCATCGGCGGCAACTCGATCCCGGCCGGCCCCATTGTCGGCAGCGGCGGGCGCGGCGCTGCGGCGCCCGGAGCATCGCCACCGCCGGCCTGGTCAGCCGAGGTAACGGACATAATCGGGTCACCGCCCGCGCCAGGCGGAGCAGCCAGCGGGCCGCCGCCGCCGGAGCCTTCGCGCGATTGATACCAGGGCGCGCCGGATTGCTGCGCCTGCTTAATCGCCGCCATCGACTGTGCGACCCGCGCCGCGACGGCGGGATCAGTGATCTCGGGATTGTACGGAAACCCTCCCGAGTTGACCGGGGTGCCGGGCGCGATCCCGGCGAAGCGGCCGACCTGGTTCGGCGCCACAGCCGCCGCGCCGGCCCCCGGAGCCGGCCGCGCCAGATATCGCGCCACCATCTCCGGCGACATGCCGGCCGCCAGAAGATCCGCACCAGCGGCTTGCGGACCTGCTGCGGCTTGTGGTCGAGCGGCGGCGGGCCTGGCCGGCAGCATCGGCTCGGCGTCGGAAAGCGGGTTCGGCGCTGTCGGTGTCAGCAACCCGCTGGTCCCGGTCCCGACAGGAGCCGCAGCAGTCGGGGCGGCGGCGCCTCGCATACTTGCGGCGATCGCTGGGCCGCCAATGCTGTTCCAAGTGCTGTTGGTAATCTGGTGCGTCCCGCCGGCCGTATGCGTAGCATCAAACCGATAGTTTGGAATGTTCTGACCGCCCGCGCTCTCGTATTGCTTGATAAGCGGATTGGCTTGCTGCCACTGCGCTTCGGTCAGCGGGCCACTCGTCGGCAATCCAGCAGATTGCAGGGCATTGTATAGTTTTGGATTAAAGCTTGCCCAATGCTGTATCCCGCTCGTCGTCGCAAGCTTGTGGGCAACCGCCTCTTGGATTTCCGGCGACTCGGCCATTGCCAGAGAGCCGGGATTACCCGTTAGAGCGCCACCAGGAGTCAGCGTACCCGCGCCGCCCGGAGCCGCCGCCCCGCCGCCGGTGCTGCCGGAGCCCTCGCCGCCGCCCGTGCCCCCGTCAGCGCCGGGCCATTGCCCTGCCAGCTTGCTGAGGACCGGGCCGAGCTGCTTGCTGTACTCCAGCTCCTGCTCAAGCTTGCGCCCCTTCTGCCCGGTCAATATCGCATTCAGCGCCGCCGTCCCGGCGCCCTCCTGGCTGGCACCGTAGGCGCCCGCCGCCTGGCCGAGAGCGGCGCCGAAATCAGGCACCGGGGAAAACGACGGACCCGCCAGTTGGCCGAGTTTTCCGGCCAACGCGAGCAGCCCGATATTACCCAGGCCGCCGCGCTGTTCCGGCGTCAGCAGGCCGTTGCCGTATATGTCGCTACTGCGACCGCTGAACAGATCGAGCAGGCCCGCCATGGCGGTGTTTCCTTATTCTTTCGAGCGGCTGGCGCTGTGGCTGCTGCTGGCCGAGGTGCTGCGGGTGCTGCTGGCGCTGGCACTCATCGCCGCAGCGCCGGGGATCTCGACCGCGCTGGACGGCGCCGCAAGCGTGCCGTGCGGGTTGGTGGCGGTGACGGTGCAGACAATCGAGGTGCCGGCATCGGCCGCCGCGACCTCGTAGGTGGTGCCGTCGGGGCCGACCGTGCCGCCGCCGGACCAGGCATAGGCGAGTGTTGGGGTATCGCTCCAGCTTCCGGGGCTGCAGGTCAGCATCGAGCCGACCTCACCGTTACCGGAAACAACAGGGCCGTCGCCGCGCAATTCGGGCGGCAGCCGCCCTTCCAGCTCGTAGACCCGGCTGGACAATTCACCGAAGTCAGACATGGTGCTCTCCTCTTGGTTTAGAGTTCAGGCTAAGCGGGCTCATCACCTCCTATGGAATAGCGATGCCGTTGCTGGCCGGCGCCGCAGTGGTGCCGTTGGCGTTGGTGGCAGAGACCACGCAGGTGATGGTATTGGCTGCGTCACCGGCGACGACGGTGTAGGTATTGACAGAGGTGCCGACGTTAGTGACACCGCGCTTCCACTGGTAAGCATAGCCGGTCGGCACTCCAAACCAGTTACCCAGCGTGCAATTCAGCACGCTGCCGACCACAGCCGGCGGCACGGTGGGATAGATCGCCGGCACATCGATATACTGGGGGGCTATCCGCCCGGCGGCGATTCTCACCTGTTCTCTCAGCAAGCCATAATCACTAGGCATGGACGATGTCCTCCAGGGTGGCGATGCGAGCCTCCAGCAGCGCGTTCTCGGCTGCCAATTCCTTGACTGCGTTTATCAGCAAAAAGACGCTGTGTGTCGGGTTTACCGCCAGCAAATTATCCTGCCCGACCGACACCATCTCCGGCACCACCGGCAGCACTTCCTGCGCCACCAGGCCATATCGATGAACGTCGCTGCCCAAATAACGGAAGCGCACCGGATTTAACCCCAGCACCGCTTGTAACCCTTTGGTATCATATGGGTGAATGTCCCGTTTGGCCCGAGAGTCACTGATGAAAAGCCAACTGCCACTGGCGTTATAACATCCGGTGGTATCGAAACGGGCAATGTCGATCCCGTCTCTGATAGTGCCGCCGGTCAGCCGCAAATAGGTCGTCGGCAGTGCCGCGAATTGCGAGGTAATGCTGTCGTAGAAGCGGCGAGTGGCCCCCATCATGGCGCGCATGATGTTGTTTACGGCCGAAGGCTGGCACCCTTCGGGTGCCCCCGCCGGTGGCGCGCTAGTGTTGTTGTCGTCGACCGGGTCCCACGTCGAAACTTCAGACATGCGTGATCTCTTTCTCGTAAGCAATGGCACTGACCCGATAGCCCGGCAGCACGCGCTCAAAACCTTTGCGGCCGAGCCCTTCGATCAGATCCAGCCCTTGCGCCCGCGCGAAGTCTTCCAGCGCCGCCGCCATCGGCTCGGCCCAGGCGTCACGGTCATGGCCGGCGATAAACAGGACGTTCAAGGCTTTGCGGCGGGCGTATTTCAGCTTCTCGGCGATTGCGCAACCAAGGACGTCCCAGCCGTTGACCGCTACCCAGCAACCGAACCGGTCGCTCTCGATCCCGGCCAGGACATCCTCCACCAGCATGCGCCCGCTGGTCCGCGCCACCGCCGGCTCAAGCATGGCTTCCAGCGCCTCGGGCCATAGCAACGCCGTGTCTTCCGTCGATAGCAATCTGACGGTTGCCGTCATATGCCGAGGAACGGCAGAAAGCCTGCCGCGCCTTTGCCGGCTCCGGCGGCAGCCTCTGGCGCCGAGGCCGCAATCGTCGCTGCGGTGACATCCGGTATCCCGAGCGCCGCACCACCGGCACCATAATCCGCCACGCCCGCGAAAGGCGCAGCGGCTGCGCCGCCACCGAAGAGGCTGCTGGCCGCACTCCCGAGCCCCAATTCCTTGCCGAGCCCGAGGATGCCGCTCGCCCCCGACACCGCGCTGGTCAGCGGGTTGCCAAAGATCGGCTTCGTCTCGCTGCCTCCGCCGGACGGCGTCCCGATCGTCGCCATGTACTGCTTTAGCCGCTCGAACGGCGCGTTGTAGGCTTGCTGCTGCAGGGTCTGTTGCCCGGTGCCGGCCTCGATCTCGCCGCGCGCCCCAGCTAAGTCCTGCGCGCTAAGGCCGGCGCCGGCTTGACTCGTCGCCAGTCCTGGGGCGAACAGCGATTGTATAAATTGCGGAAAGCTCGACAGCGCATTCTGCTGCGCCGTTACCCCACGGCCGAAGCCGGTGTCGAGCCCGCCGAGGCCGGCGACCTGTCCGCGCTGGGTCAGGTCTGCCGCCGATAGTGCGGTGCGCTCCCCCTGATCGACCAGATTACCAGCAGCGCCAAGGCCGGTGATGCCGAGACCGAGGCCGGCTCTTCTGGCTTGGTCGTACGCCGTCGCTGCGGTGTCCTGCTGGCCGCGCTCGAATTGATACTCCTTGCCGTACATGCCCGTGCTGATTTCACCGAGGTTGCGGGCAAGGGCATCTCGCGCACTGCCCGCGGCCACGTCGGCGGCGCCGCTGCCGTAACGGCCGCCGGCCGAGAAACGCGCGTCAAGCGTCGGCGCCGTCGAGGTTGCGTAAGTCTCCGACACCGGGCGCAACGCGGCGTTGACCATGTCTCGCAAATACGGATTGGAACTGGCGTCCGTATACTTGCCCTGCGCCACTGCGGCGAGCTGATCCTGCCCGAGATTCCCGGCTGCCGCCTGATTGGCGAAGCCGGCCATGGGGTTGGCATAACCATAGGCGGCGTTGACGGCGTTGCCGACGACCCGGTCGGCGGTCTGCTGCGGCCCGCCCTGCCCGGCAGCAAATGCGCCGTACCCCGAAGCGGCCGGGCTGGTGCCGCCGCCGGTGATCAGATTACCGTAAGCGTCGTAGCTCGTGGCTGTCGGCCAACCCTGAACATTGCTGGCAGTATTGGCGACATTGTAAAGACCACCCGTCTGTACCGGGTTCGGCCGGGTGGCGGCATATAGGTCCGGGTAGCCCTGCGTCTGCCACGGTGACGGCGGCGCATAATTCGGATATGCCTCGGAGTCGCCGTAGATCCGGCCAGCCTCTTTCAGCCCGCCCTCGAAATAAGGAAATTGTGCGGCCCCGGCCCGAGTTTCGGTCGAGGCCGTCGACGAGCCGGTCTGCTGTGAGCCTTTGCTACCCTTGCCCATTCTTATTCCCTCAGCCGGCCAAATCGCGGACCAGCACAACGTCGCCTGTCGGCGTGGCGCCCCAGGCTTTGGCCCAACCTCGCCGGCCTGCCGAAGCCACATGACTGCAGCCGGCCTGCTCGCCGTGCTCATCGAGCACCTCGACCAGACGTGGCAGCCAGGCCCGCATGTTGGTACCGCCGGCAAACAGCACTTCAAGGATGCGGCGACGCGGATATTGCTTGATCTCGGTTACAACAGCCGCCTCGATCGCACCGTCAACCTCACACACCCAGATCCCGACCTGGCCGCGCATCGCCATTGCCAGCAGATCGATGGGCTCGTAGCAGCCGGTGCGACTGGTCGCTTTGGCGAGCAGCGGCGCGATGTGGTGCCACTTGTCGCCGACCTCGTCGATCGGCGGCAGGCGCACCTCGACCCGCGGCAGGTGCAGCTTTACCCGTGGCCGCGGCTCGTCCCATACGGTGAGCGTCAACGCACCGCCCACATACCGGCCCAGCACAACTCGGCCGCCTGGTAATTCTGAAACAGGTAGTAGTCGGGGCGCCCGTCGATCGTCGCGGCCCCGGTGGGCAAAAGACGGATCGGGTAGGTCGCCGCATTGCCGGCGATGTCTTTGATCCGATAGGTCTGATCGGTGATGGTCGCGGCCGGCAAGGTGATCGTGATCGGCGCGGCGCTGGTGTTATTCACGTTGACCGAGGCCGCCGCTACGGTCGGCAATGTCGTCGAGCCGGTTACCGAGATGGGTGCGTTGGCGGCTGTCGAGGCTTGCCATTTGACGCCGTCCCAGCGCCAGGACTGCTGCCCGGACGTGAATACCTGCCCGACCGTCAATGCGGTCGATGGGAAGTCAAGCAAGCCGCGCTTCCATTTCCGCGAGGCGCTGTTGCAGGACGCCGATCAGTTCCTGCTGCTGCTGCATTGACTTGATCAACAGCGGCGTCAGGCGCCCGTAATCGATCATCCACGGCTCGAGCGCCGGATCGTCGCCGCCCGCATAGACCGCTTCCGGGTATACTGCCGCCACGTCCTGGGCCAGCAAACCCTGTTGCCGCCGCTCGTCACCGGCCATCAGGTACTCGGATACCTTGATCGCCATCAGGGCATCCAGGCCCCGGTTGCTCTCGACGATTTCACCCTTGAGACGAACATCGCTTGCGGTGCCGTAAGCCACCGCCGCTGCGCCGTTGCGCGTTATCGCCCCGAGTACCGTGGCGAACGGTGCGTCGAGAAACCATATGATCTTGGTTGTCGTATCCGCCCCGGTCGGGCCTGCTCCCATAATGACTACACCATCCCCGGCGGTGGCGTTGGTGTTGGTGAACTCGGCGATAAAATCATCTGCGCTCGTTACCCCGGGGGCTCGCATGCCCAAGCGCCGGCTGCTTCCGGGCGGTCCGATCAGCACCCGCCCCGCGCCGTCAACAGTAACGACGTTGGCCCCGACACTGCTGCTGTACATGTAGGTAGCGTCGCTGGCGCGCGACCAGGAGGTGAAACTGGCGTTAGCCTGATCACCGAGGTGAAACTCCGCAGTCGCGCCCGTCGTATAAACCGGGCCAACGACATGAAGTTTTGCTGCGGGGCCGGCTGTGCCAATGCCGAGACGCTGGTTGGCCGCGTCCCACGCCATCGCGCTTGAGGTGACGGTGGTGGCGCTGGCGGCGATCGGGAGCTGCCCCGCGACCATGCCCGACATATTGGCCGAGCCGGCGGCGCCTGTTGCCCCCGTAGCGCCGGTCGGACCTGTTGCCCCGGTCGGACCTGCCGGGCCGGTCGGGCCCGTCGCGCCTGTGGCGCCTGCCGGGCCGGTCGGACCGGCGGGACCTGTCGCGCCCGCCCCCGTGCTCGCACTTGTCGCGGAGGCATTGACGCCGCGCGCGATCTCGCGCAGCCAGGCTGCAGTGCCGGACGGCGGCTGATCCGGCTGGACCGGGACGACAAAGGTTGCGGTAGGGTCGGTGTGAGCCGCCATCAGCGCAGCATCCCTTCCGGCCGCAGGCTGAAATCTGCGCCCTGCAAATGCCGAAACTCCTGCGCCGCCGGCATGGCCATGCGGAAGCGGATATAGCGCCCGGTGCAGCGTTGCGGGCATTCGCCGAGCACATTGACCGAGACCGGCGGCTCCCATGTCACCGGGTCTTGCAGCCGCTCGCGGTGTCCGACCGCGACGGTGGCGACACCAGCATCGATCAGCGGGCGCACCAGATCGACCCAGGCGCGGCGGCCTGGTGCGGGCTGCAATTCGGCCGTCTCCAGGGTCGGCGCCATCGCCGCGCCGCCGCCGATGTTGAGCCGGTGATCCGGGTCGAAGAGCGACAACTGCATGCCGGTGTTGCCGGACCAGAACGGGTCGTCGAAGGATGGCTGGATTGTGTCGAGATCGCCGAATGCGTCGATGCCGTCTAGCGTGTAGCCGGTGCCGAACATGCTGGTGGTGAGCCACTCGACGTGCTGCGCCGGGTCGTCCAGCTCGACCAGCGTCGCTCGGCTGAGTTCCCAGTTGTAAACCAGCACCCGGTTGAGGATGCCGCCCGAGCCGATCGACGGGAAAGCCCACAAGATGCTGCGGGTGCGCGGATCGTTGGTGCCCTGCACCCGGTCGATATAGCCGTGGTCGACCAGCTTGTAGAAAGTGCGGTCGAATTTCTGGGCGCCGATCGGAAAGCTGGTCGAGCCGTCAAAAGCCGCAAAGCCGTCGCCCGAGAGATAGTACACCACCGGCTGAATATTCCCGGCTTGGGTGCGGGCGTAGCTGTTGACGATCGACAGCGGCGACACCGTCCCACTGCTTCCCAAGGCAGTCCGGTAGGAGAAGATCAGCGGTGGGCCGGTATAGTTGCCGGTGATGACGCCCCTCTCCATAAAAATGATTACATCAGCGCCGGTGGCGAAACCGCCGACCAAGCCGGTGACATTGCCGAGGTCGGTCTGTACGAGTTCTTGGTAGTCAGATTGAACGGAAATTGCGGTTGTGGTGCCCGGTGTCGGCCATGACGTAGGATCGTTGATCGATGACCACCACAAACGAAATGGCACCGCGCCGCTGACCGGATCGGTGGTGTTGCCGAAGAAAAGGAAATCCTTCACCACCGCGCAGTATTTGGCGATCGGCGCATCCGGCGAGAGTAGGCTGAAATGCGTGTCGGCCGGCAGCAACAGGGTCTGCGGCGGGTCGACGCCGTTGGTGGCGATGATGCGGTTGCCGAAGGACGTCATGCTCCAATGGCCGCCATCCGGCGTGTTGTAGGCACCGCCGGTGACGCGCGAGGCGTCGACAAAGGCGAGGCCGCCAGTCGGCAGCCGGTAGAGTTTGGTGCGATCGCCAGCATATATGCTGATGCTGTTATCCGGCGCCTTGACGCTGTAGCTGCCCTGGCAGCGGGCATCGAGCGTGTTGGTGCTGAGCGGCACGGCTGTCGGCATCGGGCCGTAGCTCTTTGCCGTCAGCGGGATGCAATTCTTGATCAGCGGCGAGCCCTGGTTCTGGAAATCGGCCTGATCCGGCAGCCATTCGGGCCACGGGGCGACGGTCACTGCACCGCCGCCCAGCAGTTCTCGCCGCCGCGGAAGATGATCTTTTGCATATTCTGCAAGGCGATCGACTTCGACGTGCCGCCGCACAGCGCGCCGTTCAAGTTCACTGCGCCGTCATGGGCATACAGATATGCCTGCTGGTTGGCGACACCGGCGGCGATCGAGGTGATCGATGTCGTCCCCGCGAGGTTGACCATCTGATATAGCGGCGAGAGGGTTATGCTCGCTGCGGTGGTGACGTTTGTCCCGCTGTTGGTCACGCCGATGATGTTGGCAAAATTGACGGTCGTGACGCCGGCCGGATGGTAGTTGATCGGCGTGACGGTCCCGATCATCTGGATGCCGTCATAGACGCCAGCTACCGACCCAGCCAGCCCCAGATCGATACCGGTGGCGATCGGAACCCCGGAAAACTGGGCACACTCGCCGCCGACGACGGTGCCGCCGCCGACGAAGCTGGGTTCGACGGCGCCGCTGAAGGTAATCCCGATCCCGGCCGGGGTGCTGGAGCACACGTGCGTCGCGGTAATCGTGATGTCCTTGATCGTCCCGCCGCTGCCGGCGAACTCGACCCCCTTGTTGACGAATAACAACCGGCAGCCGTCGAGGTAAACGCCGCGTACCGTGGCGTTGGCTGTGTTCCTGACGGTGAACGAGGCGCCGGCGCCTGTGCTGCTCGACGCCCAGCAGCCGGTAAATTGATTGCCGAGGATGCTCGCCGCCGCGTCGGTGGTGTCGGCCAGAAAATCATTGGCACCGGAGGTGTCGCCCAACACCCCGGTCAAGGTTGCAAACGTGATGGCCTGTCCGGTCCCGCCGACCTTGCCGGGCAGAAACCGGGTGCCATGCTGGCACTTAAAAATGTCGTTGTAGAGGTGCCAGGGTCCGCCGGCATCGTAATAGACGACCCCATCGGCGAGCGGAGCGTCGGTGCAATAGATGCTGTTCTCCCGGACCCAGACATCGACCGTGTTGGCGGCGTTGCATTCGATGCCGATGCGGATGCCCTGCGCCCCCGCCTGGTTAGCGGGGATGTAGACGCCGCTAGTGATGCGGGCGCCGACAACCTGGCCCGAACCGCTTGAGTTGGGGCACGACACATCGACGCCCACAAAGGTGCGGATAACCTGCGCTTCGATCTCGATGTTGTCGGCCCGCACCTTGATGCCGATGCCGGCGGTGTTGGTGACGCCGCTGCCGTCGATGCAGCCGCGAAAACGTGAGCCTTTGCCGTTGAGGGTCAGCACCGCCGGGATATTGGCGGCCCCGACCTTGATGCCCTTGTCGCAGGAGGGTTGATAGATCCCCGGCAACGGACCCGCGTCGATAATCACCGCGCCGGAAGCCGTCAGGCCAGACATGATCCGATAAAGCCCGTCGCTCATGACAAGCGGATAGCCGGCGCTGCTCGCGGCATCGAGAGCGCTCTGCACCGCGGCCGTGTCGTTGGCGGTCCCATCGCCAACCGCGCCGTACTGCTTGGGCGAGATCACCTTGCCGACCGTGCTGAACGGGATCGGCGCGGCTGGCTTGCTGGCGGACGGGTCAGGGTTGCCGATGACGGTGTTCGGCTTGATGTTGCCGAAATTCTGCGCCGCGGCCGGACCGGCGGTCAGCAGCAGCAGGGCCAGCAACAGGTGGCGCATTAGCGTGATCCCCACTGCGTGCCCATCCAATACAGTTCGGCCGACATGAAATTGCTCATTAGCTGGTAGCTCGGGTTGCCGTCGATCGTGCCGGATGCGGACACCAGCGTTATCGTGTAAGTACCGGCGTTTCCGGCGGTGTCCTTGAATTTCAGCGTCTGCCCGAGGGTCGGGCCGGCCGGCAGGGTGATCGTAATTGGCGCCGCAGCGAGATTGTTGATCGATACATCGCCGGCCGAGCCCACCGGCAGTGCCGTCGTTGCGTTTACCGTAATCGGCGCGCTCGGCGAGGAGGCCGGCGCCACAATCGTCCATGCCCCAGCCATCGGAACTCCGTAAATATCCGGCCGGATCTGCAGTGGCGAGCCGCTCCAGCGCGCCTTGCGGTCGGCCTGCTCGATGCTCTCGAAAACCTGCCCGGCGGCCTGCGTCCAAAGCTGGACGCGCTCGTCGTGGCCGATGAACGCCTCGGCCGCGACCAGCGTGCCGTAGAGGTAGGCGTCGGGGTGCTCGCGGAGCAGCCAGTTGGTCGGCTGCGCGTCTGACAGCGGCGGCACCCCGATCTGGTACAGGATCTCGATCTGGACGTTGCCGCTGGGGCCAGGCCCGAGGCGCAGCTCGCGTCCGTGCAATGTGAAATACTTCGGCGGCCCGCTACCGCCGGGAAGCTCAGGCGGCGTCTTGTATTCCAGAGCATTGCCACCGCTGGTGACCAGGCGCAGCTCGCGGCAATCGAGCGGCAGCGCCACCGCAGCGGTGCCCGACACCGTCATGTAAGCCCGCACCTCGGCATCGCCGGTCTTGAGCCGGCGCCTAGCCTCGCGCTCAAAGAGGGCGATCATGTCCGGGACGCTCGGCGCCACCAGCGGGTCGCCGGGGCGGGCGAGCCAGTTGAGGACCGCGGTCTGCAGCTCGGCGTAGGAGGTAAATGGCATTTTGCCTACAATCTGTAGGTGTTGGTGCGCAAGTAGCGCCACTCGCTGGAATTGAGCAGCCGCAAAACCGCTTGGCCATGCTCTGCCTTCATCGCGTCAATGCCGTAGAGTTGCCGCCACAAATTCACCACTTCGATCGGAATGCGCGCCGCCAGGCGCATGTCGCGCTCGGGGCCGGTCCAGCCGGTGAACCCGTCCACCGTCTGCAGCCGCTTGTTGGTTTCGATGATCGGCCCGACATCCGCCCGGCGGTGGATGGTGCTGATGCCGGTCAGCTCGTCGTGCTCGAAGGTCTCGACTGCCCCGGTCAGCGGATCGTGATCGAAGTAGTATTGGTGCGCCATGAATGACCCCAACGAAAAAGGCGGCGCCGAAGCGCCGCCAGCGCCTATATATATTCGGCAGCAGGGCGACGTTGACGGCGCCGCCCTACCGCCTAACCCCGACCCGCGTATGGAGCGCAAGTCGATGGCTGACCAGACTGTACCCCCTGACGAGAAGACTGCTAAGCGGCGCACCGCCAAGCAGGAATACGACCATTTGCGCTATCTCAAAAACAGAGATAGCCAACTTGAATATGCGCGCCAATACGCCATCGCAAACAAGGAGCACGTTCGCGAATACAAGCGGCAGTGGAAACAGACAACCAAGGTCGCCCGCCGTCCCTACAACCGCGAATGGGCGCGTCGGAATCGCGCCGAAAACCCCGAGAAGTCTCGCGCCGCCGGATTGAAACAGGCGCACCGTTGGCGGCAGGCGAATCTCGACAAGGCCCGCGCCTATAACCGCGAGCAATCAAAGCGGTGGACGAGGGAAAACCCTGACATAAGACGCGCTCAAACCGCGACGCGCCGATTACGAGAAACCCGGCAAACACCTGCATGGGTCGTCATCGCCGAAATTTATGAAGTGTACAAACACTGTCCGCGAGACATGCACGTCGACCACATCGTGCCGCTTCGCGGGATGACTGCCGAAGGGTATCGGATCAGCGGGCTCCACGTGCCGTGGAACCTGCAATATCTGACACCCTTCGACAACGTCAGCAAAAATAACCGAATGAGGGAGGAAGACCACGCCGCTGCCGGCGTACCCGTCCGCTCACCTCGGCAACCTCACTACAACTTTAAGGTGCGGTGAGGTCGGCGATCAAGGCCGATGATGCTTCATTTTTCGCGGCAAGCGTGTATTCGCCAATTAACATGCGCTTTTCCGCATCGCCTGTCTTAGCTAAGGGGACCTGCGTGATGGGCCTTAGCCAATCAACTGACCAATATGACCAGTTCAGTAGAAAGACATCACGCACACGCTGAAACCTGTTAGGTATAATCCTAACAGTATGGAAGTCTCCGACATCAGTTATGTTATCACGCGGCTCTTTATCCGCGCTTCTGCCGGTTGCCCGGCAGCTCCGACTATGTCATCCACTCAATGAGTGGCCGGGCACTCGTGGGCGGGTTATTGTTTCCTCACCGCCTAGTCTGTGAACCTTCCGCATCCCTGGCGCTCTCGCGTTACATATGCGGCTTGGCTGCAAATTGCCCCAGAGGGGTATCCTTGCAATTCACCCGGTTTTCGACAGGCGTCGCCGCCTGAAGGTCCAATCGTTCAGACGTCGACTGTCGCGACAGTTTCTTGTTTCATGACATCGACCATTTTTTGGGCTCCCCCAGTAAAGGCCGAGATCGCTTGCTTGTTACTGGCGCCCGCCATGATCACATCCAAGTCTTCACTGGAATTGGTGTAAACCGACTTCATGGCCGCCTTCAGCATCACCTCGGTAATCGCCACCGGAGTAGTGCCGTCCGTCCTGCCGTTGCTGCCGTCGCCTACGGGATTACTTCCACCAGCGACAACATTGGCAGTGTTCGTTTTCAACCACGCCAGGATGCCAGCACACAACGGCGCCGTAGCCGCTGCGCCAACCACCTTGGCCTGGTTGCTGAGCAAAATGCCCTCAATGTCGATTTTGAGTTCTTTCGCTCTTTTCGTCATCTGGTAGGCGAGTTCAGTACGCCGGCCGGCTTTGTTCACGGCGTCGAGTGTGCCGGAAATAATAACCTCCTTCCGGCTTATTTGAGTCCTATTTCCGAGGCGCGCCGTCACTGACGCGGCCGAAAATGTGGCTATATCATCTCCTTGAAATTGCGCGTTGTTTAGGTTTATGGCAGCGAGAGAATCCGTCTGCCATTCGTGCAACACCGCGTCAGCCGTGCCTCTTCCGACATTGGTGGTAAACGGTGTGTCACTTGGTGACAGAAGGTAGATCATCGGTCTTGTTACCGTGCGGCCGTTTAAACCGCACTTCTCGCTGTTACCAGCGAGCCCAGGCTATATCATCACCTCTGGCGAGGTGTCGGGCGCTCGTGGGCGGGGTTATTCTTTCGTCACCCGCCTAGCCGTCGAACCTTCCGCGCCCCTAGGGCTTGCGCCTTACATGCGCGGCTTGGCTGCTGATTACCCCCGGCTTTACCCGGTGGGGCTTCCCAGACAATTCACCCGATTTTCCACGCCGCTTCGCAACGGCGGGGGACTGAACCGTTAATCCGAAAGATCTTCTCTTAAACCCTGCATTCCAGGGCTGCCCGAGAAGGTCGTCGC